TTGCGGCCGAGCCGGAAGAGGAGTCATGACGAACGCACAGTGTAAACATCTTCATGTCGAGGTTCATGACTATCGCCCCCGGATACCGTTGATCGGGTACCGTTGCGTGGATTGCCAAACTCCGTTGATGGTCAAAGCCGGCGTTCATGAAAAGTTCTATCCGAATGCGGTTCCTGCGAAGCGGGAATACTTGACAGACTGCTTTCCAAAACCTTGTGATCCGTTCTCTTTTGAAGCTAGGATATGTGGGTATGAAAACTGGCGAATGGTAAGGTGGTGAACGATGAGAATCGAATGGATTGAGCGGTTGAAAGCCGCCTTGGGCGGATATTTCTGGCTTCCCTGTCCGAACTGCGGACGCATGTTTGGCGGTCAGGAAAGCAAGCGCGGGGAGGTCCTATGGAATCGTGATCTCCCCAATCACGGCATCATGACTTGCACCGATCCTGTCTGCAAAGCACAAGTGCGTGCGCGCAATCGGGAGAATGGATTGCCGGATGGAGCGTGGCCGCTGGATTGTGCTGCGAAGAAAGCATTGAGTGTAGTATGAGCATCTTTGTCTTTGGCAGCAATCGCAAGGGCATTCATGGCGCCGGGACAGCGAAGATCGCCGTGCAGCAGTACGGCGCCAAATTCGGAGTCGGCGAGGGCCGCACCGGGCAGGCCTACGCCATTCCCACCAAAGAGACACCTTACAAGCGATTGCGCTTGAGTGACGTGCGGGAAGGTATTGAGTGGTTCCTCGTCTATGCGCATGAGCATCCAGAACTGGAATTCCGGGTGGTTCGCATTGGCTGCGGACTGGCTGGCTTTACCGATGACCAGATGGCGCCGCTGTTTCTGGATGCGCCAGAGAATTGCAGTTTTGATCCTGTTTGGGAGAAATACGGCTTGAAGCCTTGGAGCAAGGAATGAAGATTGCCGCCATTTCCGATACGCATGGACTTCAATTCGCCCGGCCCATGACGGACTTGTTCATCCATGCCGGTGACATGACCGGATGGGGAACGTGGAAGGAAACCGCAGCTCTGGGCAAACGGCTAGGAAACGATTCTTATGATGCCGTGTTGCTGGTGCCGGGCAATCACGACAACGCCTTCGAACAGTTCCCCACGGCAGAGCAGTTCCCTTTTGCGCCGAACACCCATCTGCTGATTGACGAAGCTTGGGAATACCAAGGCCGTGTCTTCTACGGTTCCCCCTGGTCGCAGACCTTCGAGGGAGTCAATCCGCGCTGCATGGCTTTTATGGCAACCGAAGACGAGCTAAGACGGCGCTATCTCAATATGCCTGCGGAGGTGGACGTGCTGATTACTCACGCGCCGCCTAAAGGCATTCTCGACAACAGAAAAGGTTCCGAGGCATTGAGAGAGGCCATTGAAAAACGAAAAATCCGCAAGCATATCTTTGGTCACATTCACGAATGCGGAGGAACTTACCTAGACGAAGTTCGAGTGGGCGGCTTCGTGCGCGAGTGGTATAACGTCTCGGCGATCCTCGAACAGCTCAGGACGTATGCCCGGCCTCCACGGGTCTTTGACCTCTGAAGAAGTAAGCGCGCAATTTTATGGCGAATCGCTTCTAAAAGGGTGTATCCTTTACTCGCAGTTAGCTTTGTGGAGAATACCCATGGGAACCACCGAGGAGAATATGACAACTCAAAAGGCAAAAGAATCTGGCGATTTGATCTGCCCGGAATGCGAGAAAGCAGGCAAAAAAGCCACCTTCAAAGATAGGCGGGGATTGGGCCTTCACCGGCATTTTACGCACGGCGTAAGGGGCACTTCACCATCCTCAGCTTCCTTCTACAAAAAGCAAGACGAATTGGAAAAAGCCAAGGGTGCGCAACAGACTAAGCCGGCAAAACACCACAAGCAAACAGCCATTGTGCCCGCTGCGGTTGCGACGGTCGAAAGTCGGATTCAGCCAGCGAAGATTTCCGAAGCGATGCTGGGCTACGCGATGGGCAGACTGGAAAGCCTGGCCGAACAGATCGCACGCGAGAGCGGATTGCCGGAGAAGGAATTTGTGAAGCAGACTGCCGCCAACCTTGCCGAGCTGACCAGACGGCAGTAGAGGCAGTAGAGGCAGGGATTAGGAGTTAGGGATCAGGGGTTAGTTTATAGATATTTATAAACTAATCCCTGATCCCTATTCCCTGTTTCCTGCTTTTTTCAGTGCATCTGTTCGATGCAACGCACTGCCATCCACTCGCTGCCGTTTTGACCTCGGTAGCAAGGAATTTTAAGTGCATCTGTTCGATGCAACAAGGGCCTCTTGTTTCTATCAGGACTCATGGAACGTAGCAAGGAATTTTCAGTGCATCAGTTTGATGCAACGCGCAGTGCGGCTTCAGAGATACATGGCCCCGCAAGGTAGCAACAAACTTTCAGTGCATCAGTTCGATGCAACGGCGTGCCGACCGATCGCGCAGCAGAAGTGCTCAACGTAGCAATGAATTTTCAGTGCATCAGCTCGATGCAACCTTTTCAAGATTCCCGAGGCGTTTGGCAGCCATCCGTAGCAACGGATTTTAAGTGCATCTGTTCGATGCAACAGTCCGATCACGTCCGTAAGATAAGCGTTCGTGAGTCGCAAGGAACTTTCAGTGCATCTGTTCGATGCAACATGATCGAATCCATTTGCTGCGGGAATCGACGCTGTAGCAACGAATTTTAAGTGCATCAGTTTGATGCAACTCATCGCACTGATTACGACCTCGGTGGCAAACTTTCGTAGCAAAGAATTTTCAGTGCATCTGTTCGATGCAACGATGGAAGTGTGGGAACAAGGGAATGAATTGGTAGCTAATCATGAACCAGCGCGGGCGGGGACGCCCGCACTACAGCCGGCCGGGAGGCCGATGCAATTTACGGGGAGGCATTGCATGGAAGACGACTCGACCGTTACTCCGCATCTGGTCATGTCGCAGTGGGTGATCTACGATCATCCGCGCGACTTTCCCGACAAGTACATGATGCGGCGCTGGGAGATACGGGAGCCTGGTGTGATGCAGATGACCGACGACATAGCTCTGGCAAATACACTGGAAGAGATCCGCTTGAGCGTTCCGCCGGGGCTCTTTTGCTTGGAGCGCTTCAAGGACGATGATCCGTGCATCGTGGAGGTCTGGCTGTGAAAAAACAGGGGTTAGGGACTAGGGGTAAGGGATTAGCCAAAAAGCGCGAGATCCTGGTCGTCCAGATTCTGGAAGCCAAACCGAATCCTATGTTCACGGAAGAAGCACGGGTCGCCGTCCGGTTTCTGCGCTTTAACCAAGCGGTTCCCTGCGCGGAATGCGGCAAGCGACGCAAGGTAATGTGGACCATGCTTTGCGAGTTCTATGCGCATAGTCTGAGCGCGCCTGGGTTGCCAGTGCTCGGGAAGGGCAAGAAACACGCGCCGTTGACGCCGGTTTGTGGCGATCATCCGCTGGGACCGGCATGGCCGGAAGATGAAGCCGAAACGAATCAAGGAGCGGCCGTAGAGGAGTAGCATGACTGGATTTTGGATGGGAATTATATACTTGACTTCCGTGGGGAACTCAAGTATCTTTAACTCATGAGCAAGAGTACAATCAGCACGTTCGAGTTGTTCAACCTGATCCCAGATGCGGAAACCGCAAGGCTCTATCTGGAATCTAGACTTTGGCCCGATGGCGTTACGTGCCCGACATGCGCGGGCCGTGAGCGCATCACCAACCGCAAGGGTGACTTTTACCGTTGCAACCGCTGCGAAACTACTTTCACGGTCCGCACCGGCACAATTTTTGAGCGGTCGCATGTACCGCTCCACAAGTGGGTTTATGCCATGTACCTCGTAGTCACGGCGCGGAAGGGAATCAGTTCGATGCAACTCGCTAAAGAGATCGGCGTGACTCAGAAGACGGCCTGGTTTATGTTGCAGCGGCTGCGTGAGGCTTGCGCCGGAAAGATGGATAAACTGTCCGGCCTGATTGAAGTGGATGAGTGCTTTGTAGGCGGCAAGGAAGCCAACAAACACGAGTCGAAGAAACTCCACATGGGCCGGGGCGCTGTTGGCAAGACCGCCGTTGTGGGACTCAGGGAGCGCGGTGGTCGGACGATTGCGTTTCCAGTTGAGAACACCGATAAAGAGGCTCTTCAAGGCGCAGTCCTGGATAACGTCGAGATTGGCTCCAAAGTCATGACGGATGAGGCCAGCGGCTATCAGGGCATGGATGGACTGTTCTACAGCCATGCGACCGTGAATCACGGCGCTGGCGAGTACAGCCGGGGCGAAGTCCACACCAATGGTATCGAGTCTGTGTGGGCACTCCTGAAACGCGGCGTCTACGGCACTTGGCATCACATCAGCGCCAAGCACGTTGCTCGATACGTCAATGAAGTCACCTTCCGGCTGAATGCTGGTAACGTGGCCAATCACACCTTGGACCGGCTGGACTCGTTCATTTCCGCGGTTGACGGGCAGCGTTTGACTTATAAGAGGCTGACAGCATGAAAGAAACGCCCGAAGTGTTGGATAAGATAACCGATGTGGTACTGGCCTATAAGCCAAAACCGAAGAGCAAAGCAGCCAAGAAACGGAAGAGGAAAGAGAAGAAACTTGAAAATCCTGATCGCGTGTGAGTTTTCCGGCGCGGTCAGACGCGCCTTCCGTGAGCGGGGCCATGATGCTTGGTCCCTCGATATTCTCCCGGCTGCTGATGGGAGTGAGTTCCACATCGTAGGTGACGCTTGGGATGCTTTGCTGCCATACACCTATCAGTGGGACATGATGATTGCCTTTCCTCCTTGCACTCGTCTTGCGGTCAGTGGCGCTCGATGGTGGAAGGATAAACAGGCAGAGCAGATACAAGCGATAGACCTGTTCATGCTGTTCGCCAATGCCGACATCCCGAAGATCGCTATAGAGAACCCCATTGGCTTGATGTCGAGTCGCTGGCGCAAGCCCGACCAGATTATCCAGCCTTGGCAGTTTGGGCACGGCGAAACCAAGGGAACGTGTCTTTGGCTGAAAGGTCTTCCACTTTTGCAGCCGTCTAATATCGTCGATGGAAGAGTACCGAGGGTGCATTATGAATCTCCTGGAATCAAAAACGGTCTCACCCGACAGCAACGGCGTTCAATCACCTATCCTGGCATTGCCACCGCATTTGCCGAGCAATGGGGCTAACTTATGGCCCACGGAAGTCAAGTATATAATTCCCTTTTGGATTGGTTTGATTGTTGGCGTGTTTTGGGGCTTTGCCATTGGTTTTGTTGTCGCAGCACTGTGCGCCGCCGCAAAGCGGAAGCCTCAGATTGCGCCGCAGCAAAGCAAGAAAGGTTGAGTCTTGAGTTACGCACATCTTTGCCGTTTCGATTCGACGTTGAACTTGAAGAAGCCGACCTACGAAACCGTCAAGGCGCGGGTGCTGGAGGCTGGGCGCTACTCCTGCTTCGAGGCGAGCGCAAACGCAAAATTGATGGGGATCTTCGCGCGACTGGAGCGCGACCCTGAACTGGTCTGCACGACAGACGGTTATCCTTGGACGAAGGTGGAAAAGGTGAAAAGTCATGAGTGAGACCGTTTGCGGTCATGTACCGATGAATCCGGTTAAAGAGAGAACGATTTGCGCGAAGTGCGGCCATTGGATTGTTGTTGATCCCGATACGCATCTCTGGCATGCAGAGGAAGCTGCGAAAGCGACACGGCTCAAGGCGGCATGGGAGGTGCGGGCGGGCCTGATACCTGGGCAGCCGATGCCCGAATACACCAAGTGTTTTGTCTACACCTCAGCGAACTACGAAGAAGACGGTCGGCACGCCGAGGAGTTTGCCTACCAGCCGATTTTCATGAAACGCCTGGCCGAAGCCAGCAGCTATCATGAGCAGATGTCAAACCCGAAGGTGCTCAACTGGGCGGAGCTGACGTTTCTTTGGTATTGACAGCGCGCAGCAAACAGTTGTTCGACGTACCAGGATTGGCTGAAAGGAACGCAATGCGCAAAATGATTGAGGCGATTGAACGCTGGTGGGGCGGCATCACGCCGCGGCGGCAAACGGCGCTTTTTGTCGGTTACGATATCTCGAACTGCCTTTTGCTTTGCGGCAACGGCGCGATCATGGCCATCGATGCGATACGGGGCAGGTGGCTGGGATGGATGAATGCCGTCGTCACGCTTTTCTTGTGCGTTGTCCTTGTTGTTCGGAATTATTGGTGGAGAAAACTTCTTCTGGCGCAAAAAAAACAAGTCAAGAATCTGGAAAATGAAAACCGGCAATTAAAAGAAGTCGCGCTGGCGGCCGTCGCCGTGCAGCTTATGGTCGAGTATGGATTTCCTCTCAATTTGGAGCCCCTGAACCGCAGCTTGGATGCCTTCCAGAAAAAGTCGGATTTATCTAAAATGAATTAGGTGTTTTGACGATTCAATCTATACCTTTTTCGACTTTGTGACGTATTAGAATGCCTGTTTTAAAATCGATTTACAATGCGCTCTGACGAAGGATTTATCCACCGTCCTAGGAGCGACCTGTGCTGGAGTTAGGAAAACTATCCCTGGAATACTATCGACCGGAGCTTGTGAACAAACCGTGCCGGCGGGTGGTAAAGCTGGACAACTTGCAAGCCTTGACAAAGCTGGTGCAAGAAATGACGCGGTTAATGAAACAGCATAACGAAACAGGGCTGGCCGCGCCGCAAGTCGGCATTTTTATTCAGTTAGCTATTTTTCAGATCCCGCCCTATAAAAACGTGCATGTGCTGATCAATCCAGAGATCGTGAATTTGTCGGGAAAGGATCTGCTGGAATCGGAAAGCTGCTTGAGCTTGCCGCCCACTGGCGAAGTCAAGGCGCGCGTATGGCGCAGCGAAATCGTAGATGTGCGCAGCGGAACGCTGCAAGATCCCGACGCCGTTCAGCGCTCGATTTACAAGGCGCAGGCCGCGCGGATTGTGCAGCACGAGATCGATCATCTGCATGGCGTGTTCTTCATCGATCGATGCCAGGATGTGGGGCGCGGGGTGGCGTTGCGCGCCTATTCTCAATTTTTACAAAAGACGCTGATGCGTGAATATGCGGAGGCAATACGATGAAGGCATCCCAGAAGCTACTTGATCGCATTCAACAGTCCGAAGGCCTGATCCTGCAGGCGAAATGGGACGTGAGCGGCTGGGCCATCGGTTATGGCCACCATGGGCCGGAGGTCCATGCCGGGCTGGTTTGGACTACGCTCCAAGCGAAAATAGCGTTTGAAGAGGATGTAGCCAAAGTGGAATCGCAGGTGGAGACGCTGGTGAAAGTGTCGCTGACGCAAGGCCAGTTCGACGCGCTGGTGGATTTTGTGTACAACCTGGGCGCCGGCCGCTTGCAGAAATCCACGTTGCTGGAATTGCTCAACCAGCAACAGTACGCGGCGGCCGGAAAGCAACTGCTGCGATGGGACGAGACGGGCGGTAAGGCGAACAAAGATTTGCTTGCCCGGCGGACATGGGAACTCCAAGTGTGGAATTCGTAAAGCGCGAACCCCCAGCTACGGCCAAAAGCCGGGAGGTTCGCGGAAGGGGTAAAATGATGATTTTGAAGGGGATTGGATGATTCATGTATTCTATGTCACAACCGACGAGGCGCTCCTAGTCGAGGTTAGCGGAAAGCGGATTGGAGCCATTCAAAACAAAAGAGTTATAATCGAGCGGTAGCAAGGAACTTTCAGTGCATCTGTTTGATGCAACACTGGCAATCAGTACCTTAAGCTGACCCTTACGCCGTAGCAAGGAACTTTCAGTGCATCTGTTTGATGCAACGCCGAGGGTGTTGTGAAGTTGTGGCGGAGACCACGTAGCAAGGAACTTTCAGTGCATCTGTTTGATGCAACATACGCTGGGGACCTGCAAACATGTTGAGGCGATGGTAGCAAGGAACTTTCAGTGCATCTGTTTGATGCAACGGGCCAAGGACTTCCTGCGCAAGCTTGACGGTCGCGCGTAGCAAGGAACTTTCAGTGCATCTGTTTGATGCAACTTAACCTCTTGCAGGAGCTGCGATTGCTTGTTTCGTAGCAAGGAACTTTCAGTGCATCTGTTTGATGCAACATGCTGAAAGCCGACGATTAGCGCTGGTTCCGGAAGTAGCAAAGAATTTTCAGTGCATCAGTTCGATGCAACTCTGGGGGCATCATCAGTCCCGAATAACCCACCGTGTAGCAAGGAACTTTCAGTGCATCAGTTCGATGCAACCGCTAAGCCTGCTGGGAAAGATCAAGGATCAAAGTAGCAATGAATTTTCAGTGCATCAGTTCGATGCAACCTGATTGCTGCGGAATATCCGTCCTGAGCGTTCCGTAGCAATGAATTCTCAGTGCATCAGTTCGATGCAACAAATGCTGCGTGCCCTTCTTATCAGAGCACGGAAAAGTAGCAACAAACTTTCAGTGCATCAGTTCGATGCAACGTGGTGAAGGCTACAAATCGGCTCTTCGCTGCCGTGTAGCAAGGAACTTTCAGTGCATCAGTTCGATGCAACCCTTGTATCCTTTCAAGACTTGTGGGTTCTGCTCGTAGCAAGGAATTTTAAGTGCATCAGTTTGATGCAACATCGGTACGGTGGGCATGATCTTCAAAATTGGTGGTAGCAATGAACTTTCAGTGCATCAGTTTGATGCAACAACCATATGCGGCCATGTCATTTCCGAAGGTGTTTGTAGCAATGAACTTTCAGTGCATCAGTTCGATGCAACGTCGAGGTCTAACACAGTCGCTCGAACGTCCAGCAAAGTAGCACAAATTTTAAGTGCATCTGTTCGATGCAACTTGGGGTTGCTAATCGGAACACGTTCGTGCTCGGTGTAGCAAGGAATTTTCAGTGCATCTGTTCGATGCAACTCGGATAACATTGTAATTAGCTATTCATTGCAGCGCAGCAACGAACTTTCAGTGCATCTGTTCGATGCAACACTCAACCCTTCAGGTGGCGAAATCTGAGATTGAGTAGCAACAAACTTTCAGTGCATCAGTTCGATGCAACGTGGTGAAGGCTACAAATCGGCTCTCCGCTGCCGTGTAGCAAGGAATTTTAAGTGCATCTGTTCGATGCAACCAGTGTTCTAGTGTGAAGCTGTTTTGATCTTCACGGGTAGCAAGGAACTTTCAGTGCATCTGTTCGATGCAACGCAATGCAGCCCAAGCAGCGCTTCCAAGGAGTGGTAGCAAGGAATTTTCAGTACATCTGTTGATGCAACCCGTGGCAGCCTCTCGTTTGCCAATTGCCGGCCGCGAACCAATCGTCAAAATGCGCAATTTACGCGCAAGCGTGGTGAATCTTTTCTTTTGTTGAGTCGCGCGCCAGAATTTTGGCTACCGTGCCGGGCTTCCAGGTGCCGCCCATGCGTGTGGCGTCGCCCGCCGTATTGAGAAAATTGGCAATGGCGCGCGTTGAATGGCCGGTGGATTGAAGAGCAAGAATCCGCTGCAAGGTCACTTCCTCGCCGGGCTTCTCTCCGTAAGCGTGGCGGCCCTCTCCCCGCTC